GAGTTCTAAGAGAGTTAATTGGAAACAAACTAAGAAATAATAAATATTGACATGGCTATTGTTCCGTTAACTAGAGATGTCAGTATGAAGACTATACGCAAGGTTATAAACCAGAAAGCGATAGTTTTAGGGCAGGTGAGGCATCGCGGTACAACGTATGACAGATACGGTGAAGATAAAGATACTGGAGAGATCACCGCCCGGTTAAAAAATATAAGTACTGCTGATGTTACATTGAATATTTATTTAACAGTAAATGGTGTTGCTCTTAGTGGTATAGCTGCCAATACCAGAACTATAAGCCCCGGGGCGAAGGCCACAGTCACATTTTCGAGTCTAGATGGTAAGCAAGGGGGTTATACTAAGAGGCATATTGTTAACGGGCCGGCGGCGAGCTACACGAGTAACTTTAACTACGATTTGACCATTAAAGAGACAAGCGGTACATTAGAGAGAACAAATATTATTGAGGATATTAATATAGGATCTTCCGGTAGTCATTACCGGTATGAGCATGCAGCTGCGTTGTTTCAATCATATCCTTTAGAGAAAATTAGTATACAAGAGGACGAGGAAGATGGTACTGTAGATATCACTTCAAATTACGACAGGAAGCAGGGAGTACAAATACCCAGTACGGTAACCGAGTCGCCTTCAAAATTAAGCTCATGGAGAGGTGCTCAGGTTATTCACGGTACCGCGGTTACAAGATCTTCGAGTAAAGGAAGGTATGGTGCGGAGAGGCATCAAGGATATATTCACGTATACCTAGATCCGGATTTTTTTAGTGACGGGCCTGTAACTATTACTCTGCCAAATGTAAAAGCTATTACAAGAACTATAAGCACAGGTTCAAGAGTATTTAAATTTAATGAGCTCCACGGGGGTAAGAGCTATACTATATATATTAAAGACGAAATAACAGGTAACGAGGTTCCACAAACATATTCAATTGGCAGTACTGGTTATGGCGGCAGTCTAACGCATAGTACCTTTTCGTTTAACGGTGAATCGCGAATGCTAGCTTTCACGATTTAATCTATATAAATAATATTATGATAGGGGATATAATTGAAGCTATTAGCGGAAAGGTAAAATTTTGTTTAACTACACCGGATAAAGAATTTTACTTCATCAGTAGTAGTGTTCATGTAAATAGTTCGGGTGATATTAAATTTACTGATGTGGTTGATAATACAACAGTATCTTTAGACGCGGAGGTTGTGAAACAATTGACAATTCTAACGTTCGGAGCAAATACTATACCGACCCTCCCTGATATCAATGCAATTAAAGATGGTGATAATAGTTTTTTTGAAACTAATAAAGAGGATCATGATATAACAAATAAAGCTTTTGATGATAAGCTTGCTAAAATAAGCGAATATACAGCTCAGTTTGGAGTCGATGGATCAATGCGAATTAAAGAATGTGTACTTGAAAATTTTACCGATGAACTAGATAAGTTAAAAATTTTAGGAGCTACGCGCGTTGTTTCTTTTAGTCATTCAACTAGTCCTGATAGGACGTATATAAGAACGCTATTTCAAGATTTAATTGACGATCGTTTAGGTAAGGCTCTGTTAGAAATTGATCAAAGTATGAAAGGTGTCGATGATGAGCAATTTAAAGCTGACGCTGAAGTTATAAAGGAAGACTTAATACAGAATGTAAACGATTACTGGGTACATATGAAGGGTGTCACTTTTGATAAGCTGTTCAACCAATGGCCAACTCTACTGAACCCGTCTCCGTTTCCTGGAAATGGATCATGATCTTATAGTTGTCGGTAACGGCGAGGATGTACTAAAGAAAAAAAACGGCTCCTTAATAGATAGTTTTAATACTGTTGTGCGCTTAGGCAGTTATGTAACTAAGGGGTACGAGGAATGTGTAGGTAGTAAAACCGATATTATATCTACTATCTACTGGAAGTTAAATATTGACAGGCTCAAGACTACAAAGGTTATTTTAAATGTACCTATTCACTACCAGGAAAACTTCACAAAGAGTGAAGAGTTTATTAGTAAAGAATATAGTAAGTACAAGCATAATATTTTATATTTGAATAAAGAAGATGATGTAAAGGGTATTGTAGATATGTATACTGAAATTATGCCGCCGTTTAACGGTATTGATGATATAAATTTTTCTTTAGGATTTAAAACCTTTTATTTTATAAAAAAGCTCTTTCCAGATAAAAAGATATATACAACCGGGTTTGATTTTTTTAAAACTGGTTGGTACTGGGATCCAAGTCATAATAGAGATGATAATAATATGCACCCGTATACATGGGAAAGACTTTGGTATGCAAGAATGAAGAGCTTGGGTAATATAAATGAAATCTAGCTATATAATATCTGTAAAAAGTTCCGGACTTTGCTTTAATATTATGAGGCTTATTATTTTAACAAAATTAGCTAATGATTTTGGCCGCAAATTAATATTTTTAACCAAACCAGATCATATACCTATTTTAAAAAAATTTAATAGTGAGTGTAACTTTATACCGTATATTGAAGGCCACACGGATCAGTTTAATAACTTTACTAGAAATAAAAACATACATATTGTATACGATTTAAAATATATGCGATTTTTAAAATCCAATTATTTAAATAAAATTTTAGGTGATTTAAATATTAGTAAATTTACATACATTAATGGGTGTATGCATGATATAACCGATATACCGAATAAGCATATTATCGTAGATTATAATGACGGGCAGTTTGATAGTAAGATTATAAACTCTATCGATATACCGTATATTAAAATTGATAAGAATTTAATAAAATATCCGAGTGATATGTTAACTATTAACATTAAAATAAACGATCCCAGTAATACTAGAATTTATAATTTATGGGACGAAATAATTCCCAAATTACAGGAAGATTATAAGAAGGATATTTTACTAATTTCAGGAAATAATGATATAAAGCAGTATCTCGGTGAAAAGTACAATTGTATTTTCGAAAATCTAGATACCGAGACTAACTTCTCCAACGTTAGAGGTAATGATATTGTTAGAGGAAAAGCAGATACAATTTACGGTGATTTAATAACATGCGCACATACACATTTTATATCTTTTACAAACCTAAGAGAAAATTATATTAATATTTTACAACGTTATAGCGATTTAAACTTTGTTTTTCAAAAAGAAGAAAAGTTTGATATACTGGTTGAATATATGCGTAATCGCTTCTCTATTCAGGTACCTTAAACTCAGTTTTAAACGTGCAGTAGTTTACCATTACAGCGCGTCTTCGTGCCTTTATATCAACTGATTCTAGCCCATGCCACGTATCATTACTAGGGTAAAAGTAAAACCCTTGATTATTAATATAAGGCACGGTCTTAACATACTGTTTATTCTTATCATATAGAGCTGTACCAATACTTTCAGACTCTTCAGTATTATTAAGGTAAACTATAAAGCTCATTATCTTTTCGCTTATGTCGACGTGAGGCTCGAGCCAAGACTTTTCACTATCTTCTATAAGTTCGATACGTAAATAGTTACCTCGTATCTTAACGTTAGATTCTTCTTCAAACATATTTATTACCTCGTCTCTTAAGAAGAAGTCTACTGTTCTATTTAAAACAGAGCTACTCCACATATTTTTTTTATCGACAAAAAATCTATTATTATTTGTAGTGCGCGCGCCATCGAGAGAAGCTGTATTTTTGCTCAGCTTAATTCTATCAATATCAGCTAACTCCTTTTCGCAGAAAAACTCAGTAAACGTATAATGTTCAAAGGGGTCACTGCTGAGTTGCTTGTTTCTAAACTTCATTATTATTATTATAGATTATACTTATATACTTATCAAGATATTTTTCTATATCGCATTTATTCTGATGCGATGTGACTATAGTTTTATCTCTCATCATATTTTCAATATAATTTTCATATCCCTGTAATTTCATTATTATAAAAACAAATAACGGCGATAATACGTTATTACGGTTACAGGTGAACAAAATATTATCAGTAGACTTACTTAACTCTAATAAGAATTCTCTATTTTGCAAAACAATATTGTCTCTTAATATAAATCTAGATTTGACTTCTCTCTCTGTTCTATCTACCGGTGCAATTTTTTTTATTCTACGAAGTTCATAATTATCAAAAAGATCTAAGGCTTTAATTTTATTGCACACGAATGAAAGTCTATGCATGGGTGTTAGCTGATTACACTCTGTTAAATTTACAACATATTTTATATTATTGTTATAAAAATCGCTAAGTTCTGCCTCAATACTTGAATCGAGGCTTTCAAATGTATCTATATATAGATTATTAAAAATTTTTTTCATTTGATAAATGTGATATTATTAATAATTACTTAGGTGATAGCAGATGATAAGCAAGATATTATTGATTTGAGAAAGCGTCAAATCGCGGAAGATATCGAAAAGACGCCAATGAAAGCGTTGCAGAGTATTACAATTAACCCTACTGAGCTTTGCAATAGGACATGTCACTTTTGCCCGCGAAGCGACCCAAAGGTTTATCCTAATCAAAATCTACATATTACAGAAGATACTATTCGAAAATTAAGTTCAGAGCTTAAGTTGAATAATTACTCAAACCGAGTTGGATGGTCGGGTAATGGCGAGCCTTTATTAACGAAGAATTTCTATAAATTAGTTAAAATATTGAGCAGCGAGAATCCCCAACTAAGGGTGCATGAGATCAATACTAATGGTGATAAAATAAAGGAGGGTATAATTGAAAAAATATATGACGCCGGTATTAACCATATAGTTGTTAGCCTGTATGACGGGGATGAACAGTTAGAGAAATTCAGCAAAATGTTTGAAGGGTACGATTCAGACAGCTTTACTCTGCGGAAGAGCTATTACCACTCTGATAACTTTTCTGGATTTACTAACAGAGCTGGTGCAGTAAAGGTAAACACAGATTTATTAAAAGATAATATTAAAAATAAATGCTTTTTACCATTCTATAAGCTTTTTATCGACTGGAATGGAGATCAAATTTTATGCTGCGAGGATTGGTTTAAATTATCTAAAAATAAACTAAACATAAACACTCATTCGCTGAAAGAGATATGGGAATCAGCATTTCTAAATAATTATAGATCTCATTTAGAAAAAGGTAAAAGAGATTTAGCGGTGTGCAATAAGTGTAATATACATGGCGAAAAGGTTGGGGAACAATATACAAAATATTATAAACTATGATATATTTCGCGCAAGCTATTAGGGAAAGAAGAACATATACAGATTTTATGATCGGGTTAATAATGCTTACTCAGTATTACAGTCAGCATAAAAAGACCTTTTATATAAAACCTGATATATCAAACGTCTTTAAAAATAAAGAGTGTGTGTTTCATAATATTGAAGATAATAATTCGTATAAACTTCTCAGAGATTTAAGACTAAAAGCAGTTAAGGGTATACGAGAAGATCCAATGCATCGCGACGATACTTATCTTAAAAAATTATTTATTGAGAGAATATCAAAGGATACAGGTATTAATGATATGTACATGAACGGGCTCGTTGGAGGTAAAAATTTTTTACTAGATAACACTGTTAAGTTCTATTACTTACAGAAGCATAATGCCGGAAAGTTACACTACGAAGATAATACTAATAAGTCGAAGAACGAAAATAGCATCGGCTTAGTGAATGTAGATACCCAGAATACAGGTAATACATTAGATAAGTTTACTGCAGATAAGTATTTTATTAATTTACCTACTTTTAGAATTAAGAATGACGAAGATATAAAAATGTTAGATATATTTTGTAGTTTCTTAATAAATGAGACGCAATATAAAAAATTAATATTAATTAGCGGTAGTAATACTTATAAAGAGCATTTCTGTAATAAGTTTGATATAGAAACCACTCATTTATATGATGATGGTTTTAGTAGCGAGAAGTTAGGATTTAGAAAGACCGAAGCGGGCTTTACTAGTAAAGATAAAGGTTCGCTAGCTAGCTTATTAACAGATTGTAGGTATATACAGAATTCACCTGCGGGTTATATAGATTTTATGCAGGTATATAATACCTATAGAGATGAATTATTTAAATACGGCATGGATAAGTTTAGCCATTCTTACTATGATACTTTTATAACAAGAAATAAAAGTCAAGCTATCGATATTATAGGCCGAGAGTTAAAACAAAATACAGTTTTTTATTAATAATTTAACCACGTATTAGCGTAATCGCAATCTTTATACTCCGGCAACCAAGGGCCCCCTTCAGTATAGTGCAGAGCCATTGGCTCCCCGTCCTGAGGCTCTTTGTACCAATCAACCAACCAGTTCCATTGTAGCGGTATAGACCCAATCTCTGCATCTTCTAACCATTTAAATCTATGCAAGAATGCACCTGATTGATTATTGATTGTAAGCGGGTTTAAAGTCTTATTCTTTGGGTGTTCATTATTAAAAATCATTAAACTACTCCAGTTCTTACGAGGCCAAGATGTTTGAGGCTTACCGTCCATTTTTTGCAAATTAGTTGGATTATATTCATGCTTACAGCATTGTATAGCATACTTCGGGTTATATAAATCTAATAACCTATCTATAGATTCAAGAAAAAGAAAATCTCCGTCGAGGAATACACTTATACCCTTATAATCGCTTTGATAAGGTACAAAAAATCTAGCAAATGCAAACTGCGTAGATTCATATGGGTCTTTTTTTCTACCATAACCTTCAACTGTATTGTAGTTTATAGGTTGAATATCAAGCTCATACCTATTATTTTTATCCAGTATGCTCTTTATACACTTGTCATACGCAATTTTATGAGGATCGTCTAGACCTACAAATATTTTAATCTTCTTTTCCATAATAATCTTTAAATAGTTTAAATGAATCTGCACCGTATACTTGACCGTGTACTTCACAATCAGTACAGGGAGATTTACCTTTTCTACCGTTTAGTATATGGTGTTGTCTCATTGTTTTAGCTGCTTCTGATAGCCATATATCTTTGAGACTATTTTTATGTATATTCCCGAACTTTATATCCTTTCTCCAGTTATGTGTACATAATAGAACGTCTCCGTTCCAGTCTATAAAAGATGAATTAAAAGACATATAACAAGGTCTGATTGGCACCTCTCTATCGTTCAATTTCATCATTCCGACCCGGTTACTAATACCCGACATACCATACTCTTCTTCTGGACCGTACCAGAATCTCTTAATAACATATTGATCAGGGGTTACATTGCATCGCTCAAATTGTTCTAAGAATCTTTCTTCCTGCTCCGGGCCGTCATACAAGCTCATCTTAAGCAGATTAAGACCGTTATCAAATAATTTCTTGAGAGTATCATCTTTTAATAAGTCACCATTAGTAGTAATAGAAATATTATTATTATATTGTAGCTTATCTCTAAAAGTCTTTACAATATCGAATATTTTTTTATTCGCTAGTGGTTCACTAAACCCTGCAAATACGACTTGGTTCTTATATTCAAATTCAGCTAGATCATTAGCTAGTTTTTCACACGTTTCTAACGACATATGCAGGTTCCTATTAGGATATATGTTCTTATCAACTCTAGGACAAAAAACACACTTACGTGTACATATTTCAGTTACATTAACATCAATAATCTGTAACGCAGACATAATATTATCTTCCTCTATTACAAAGGTATCAAAAATATTTTTACGAAACTCAATAAACTCGTTAGTTGGTTTATTATCCATCATATATATTTTAATATATTATATTTGATTTTCAAGGTAACTTGCTATCGAATATAGGGCTTATAAATATAATTCTTATGGAAGATATTAAATTAAACATTGAAAAACTAGCTGAAAATCATGGACATTTTTCTACCGACGTGGAAAATTTCCTCGAAAAGGGTAATAAGTCCGCTGCCACTCGTGCACGGAAAGCATTGTTGGAAATCTCTAAACTCTGTAAAGATATAAGAAAGCAAATTCAAGAGATTAAGAACAGTGGGGGAGCATAAATAATAATGTGATTACCTTTAAAAAATTCTTTGAGTCTAATAAACCTCTCGGTTTAATAGAAACTATAACGTTTAAAGAATTAGGTCCCATTGAAGCTAAAGTTGATAGCGGCAATGGGGCTTATAATGTCTTACATGGTATAAATTTACAATATAGTGGTGAACCTGGTGATCACGAAGGTAAGTCTCATGTAACTTTTGAAACTATAGATAATAAGAGTTTAAGTATGCAGGTAGTCGAGTTTATAGATATTAATATCGGCTCAGGTAACATCGAAGAGAGACCGGTTGTAGAATTTGATATTGAAATCGGTGACGAAACTTACCCTAAAACTAAATTCTCAATCGGAGATAGAGAAGATAACGATTATAAGATATTGGTAGGCAAAGATTTTATCGAACAACTCGGCGGTATAATTGACGTCAGCGCTGAGGGTAACTTAGATTAATATATCTAGTTCACCCAAAGAATGTACTGGATATAATCACACCGGTACCGCATCCTAAGCTGCAGCCAATACTGTACTGAAGTTTTTCTTTAAGCGTACCGTTTGCAACCCCTGTAACGCTGTAGCACCAAACAATACCGATGAGGAAAGAAAATATTATACTACTCAATATTCTACCGGTAGCAATATTGTATGTATTCATGCTTAATAAAAGCAATTGTATATAAGAATAAAGTACAATTTTCATACGTTACCGTAATCCAGTTGACTCGAATACGTCTCTCGCTACTCCAGCGGAGAAGCCTCCTTCAACTCCTTTAACTATAACTGATATGGCATTATGACTATGAAGACTCTCATTATGAGAAGCTACAATCTTAAAGTCCTTAATACGAGACTCACTACTAAGCTTTTCATACATTAAACGTACCGCATCTTCAACAAACTTTAGATTAGAACCGTTAAGTTCAGCAAACGCTTGCTCATCTTCTCTCTTAACCATAACTTGAGTCTCAGTTTGTAAAGCAGATAAACATAATTCTTGTATATCTTCTACCCAAAGCATATCATCAAACTTAACACTAACTCTTGCAACACTACGTTGACTATGAGGTACAGTAGCACGATTACGATACTTTTCAGCATGCTCACTTAATTCAAAACTACAAGGACATGCAGATGAGTATACAAAATCAAAGTGAATATACTTCTTAAATTCACCATCTTTAGTAAGATCGCCTTCAAATACTACATCATAATATTGATAGCCTTCTAAACCACTACGTAAGCTAGTTTGCTTAATAGGGTATGAAATCTTAAGCATAATTCTCGAGTCAAATACCTTTAGATTTTCTCTATATGATTCTAGTACATCTTTAATATTATCAATACTAAATAGATCATCCTTATGATCATAAAAACTTCTCATAATACGAGACATATTAATACCCTTCTTATGGGCCTCTAGGCTAACACTACCGGTTACACTAGTTTCGAGATTAATAGTTTTACCATCTCTCTTCTTATATGTAAGAGGTAACTTAAAATTATGTATACCTACTTGTTGAATAGGTACTGCGGCACCTTGAATTAAACTAGATGGCCCGTTCTGTAAATCAGGTAATGATGAAATATACTTTCTATCAGCTTTAACCTTTTCATCATATACTCTAATAGGAGGAAAATAGCTCTTACTATACTCTTCACCCATTATCTCTTTTGCAATAAGATCTTTCTCACCGGTAAGCTCACTTTCACTTATATCATCACCTAACCATTCATAATTATTATCTTTATCTGACATACACTTATTATATAGTATACTCTACATTAATCAATAAATAATAGTATAATATGGGAAATTTTCTTAAAACCATCAATGAAGCTATACCCACGGGGCAAGGTCCTGCAGCAGGTAAAATTGAAACTGGCAAAGGTTTAACAGCTAGTCAACCTGCAGGTGCAGTTAAGAAGGGCGGTTTTTTAAACAAGGTCGCTAGCGTTGCACAAAAATCTGCCAACTTTATTCAAAAAGGTGCTGAGGTTGCAAGAGGTAAGTGGGATATTAATAGCGTCTTACAGGGTATATTAGATAAGCAGTTGGATAGCAGTACTAGTAAGGTTGGTTCGTTCGGTAAGTCTAACTTTAATAAAATAAAACTAGGTGATGATATTGTTAAAAAAATAAATGCATATGGGCAGGATGTAGAAGAGACACCGGCAGTAGAATCTAATGAATCATTTAATAAGGTATTTTTATCTACAATAAATGAAGCTATGGCAGCAATGCATACAAATACAGATGAAAAGGGTAAGTTTAAATCAATTGGTAAAGCTTCAAAAAATGCCCAAGTATGGGAAGTTTTAAAGAGCGCTTTAGATATACAAACAGAATTTAAGCTCAAGGATCCAGAAACAGGCAAATCTCAAGTCGATCGACGGGTTGTATGGATTAGTAAAGGTGTACCTGCTTTTTTAAAGGCAATTAAAGAATTATATCCAGATATACCCTTTACATACGAAGGCCATGATACAGAAGAAGGTTTATCTGCTGTTGATACCGCAAAAGAACAAGAAGAAGAATTTAACTTCGAAGATACTACTAAGCCGGAATGGATTGCAAGCTTAAGCGAAGAGCAGGCAGAAGAAATTGTTAGGGGGTTGGTTGATATATACCCAGGGGACCGTATTAAGTTTGATGAGCCGGGTGATACTGATAATGATGAACCGGCAGGTACTGAAGATGAAAAACCAACTGGCCCTGTTGCGCAATTAACTGTTGAAAATGCTATTTTTGAATTAGCTGGTAGGACTAGTTTCGGTGAAAAGGGTGTACAATTTACTCTTAAACCTATTAGTACGGATATTATTGATATCCTTAAGGATCGTGACATAAAATACCTTACATACTTGTTGCAATCTAAAGATAATGAGTTTAAAACTGCTGAAGGTAATAGTGGTATAATATATGCGTATGATGAAAGTAATCAGCCTATAAACGAAATAACAACTGAAGGGGTTAATTTTCAATGGACCGGTCAAGAGAAGTTATACACATTAAGCAGTGATAACAAACAATTAATGGGTGTTAAATATAGCGAAGGTCAATACCCTATTAACAAATCGGATGTCAAGCCGTTATCTGACGGTAAGAATATTCTTATGAGACCTGATGAAAAGTCTGGCTATATGAAATTTGAAATACTGCAGGACTTACCAACCACAAAACAGTTTTTGATTAATTATAAAAAGGGTACTGCAGCAACACCGGAAGAAATTAAAGAAGCTGATGCATTCGCAGATCCATCACCGGTACAAAAAGCATAACCGGAACAAAAAACGCGTTGATGATTACCTCTTCCCTTCTATCTAAAGATATTTTAATATAGTGAAAATAAAAATCAACTATTAAGTTGAAAATAGTTAACTATATGTTATAATAATAGTATGAGATATGTATCAACAAAAATTATACCGATGGGTAGTACAGCCTTTCGTCAGTGGAGAGCAGATAGTCATTGCAAGTTAATTCATGGTTATCGTTTACAATGTAAGTTATGGTTTACAGCAGATGAATTAGATCATAAGAATTGGATCTATGATTTTGGAGGCTGTAAAGAGATTAAAAATCTTCTCGAGAAGCAATATGATCATACGACTGTAGTAGCTGCTGATGATCCAGAGTTAGATACATTTAAGTTAATGTCTGATAAGGGTATGGTTGATTTACGTATTGCTGATAAAGGTGTTGGTATTGAAAGAACAGCTGAATGGGTATACGAAAATGCAAATAAGCTTGTTCTGGAACAAACTAATAATCGTGTAAGAGTTATTAAGGTAGAAGTATGGGAGCATGAAGGTAATAGTGCTATATATGAAGAATTAGTAAATACTATTAAAGACGAAGGACATATACCAGTTGACGATTCCCAACAAAGTTTATTTGATTTAAAAGAAGAAGAAATTGAGGCATCCGCTATCGAAAATGATGAAGTAAAGAATGAGACGGTGGTAAATGATATGGGTCAAATACCTACTCCGCTATACGCGAAGAAAACTAGTAATTCTTTTTCAGACCCATTCGCTGGTACCTCTTGGGGTAACTCATAATGGATTTAGGGGATATATACCAGAATAATATTAATAAAGGTTCAATTGGAAACGGGGGTATGTCAGGTGGCATGCCCTCTTCTCGTGAAAGAGATCCAAGTCAGGTAAAGCTCGAGCAAGATGTATTTGCAAAAATGCAAGATGCATTACCTAAGGAAGCAACCCCGCAGATTAGACCACCTACCAATAACGACATACAACCTGTTAACATTGAACAGGCTATGAGAGAGTTACTTGATAGTACTGAGTCGATCGACAATAAATCTTAAAACTTCACTACGTACTATATCATCACTAGTAAAATTAAATGTCTCTATCCCCCATTCATCTGAACCCGGTGTGCTGAAAGCTTTACATATTCTTTTAAACCCACTCTTAACGCCAATATCAGCTTGATAAGTATCCCCGACAACAACATATTTACTATCGACACCAAAGCGTGTTAAAATTGTCGTTAGTTCCGAGGTAGTCATATTTTGCGCTTCGTCAATAATAACACAGGAATTCTTAAACGTTAACCCTCTTGTAAAATTAACAGGTATACACTTAATATAACCTTTTGACATTAAATTATTACCAACACCGCCTGAGAGTACCTCTTCTAACTTATCAATAAGTGGCATTGACCAAGGGGCGAACTTTTCTTCCAACTCCCCGGGCAAAGCACCCATACTTCTTGAAGCACTCTCAACAATAGATCTTATATAAATTATACTATCAACTTGCCTGCGTTGTAATAATTTTAGGGCAGCTAAGACAGCTATATATGTTTTGGCCGTTCCCGCGGGCCCGTCAACCATACACATTCGCGTATCTTGCTGCAGCATTTTTTTCATTAAACCTACCTGTGTAGGTGTTAATTGATAGTTTTCTTTTATCTTGAAGTCTAAATCCCAATCAGCTGGATTATCAACCGTTTTTTCGAAAGCAATATCCTCTATGGGAGCCTGCCTCCGAACCGCCTTAACTCTTTTACGAGTAGTAGTTCTTTTCGACATATACAAATATTTAGCAATTATTAGTGGGTGCTAATATAGTCAGAAAGTATCATAAAAATGATTAAATATAGTACTATGTGTTGATAATAATACGGAACTATATTATAATTGTTATATGAGTAGCGATATTTTATCTTTAAGTGATGATCATGTATTTTATACCGTAGAAGGTGAGGGAAAATATATTGGTTGGCCTTCAGTCTTTATGAGACTTGCAATGTGTAATTTAACTTGTCAGGGATTTGCGTCTCCAGATTCACCTCATGGTTGTGATTCATTCGTATCATGGTCTATTAAAAATCGATATACATATGATCAGCTTAATGATTTCTATGAAGAAAATGGCTTTGATAAAGAGTTAAAGAGGGGGGCATTATTGAAAATTACTGGAGGTGAACCTTTATTGCAGCAAAAAAGATTATTATTATGGATGGATACGTTTGTTGAAAGATTTGGATTTATACCTAAAATAGATTTTGAATCTAATAGTACTCTCAAACCCATGGATAGATGGTATGATGATTTTAATGCTGATTTTACTTTATCTCCTAAGATGAGTAATAATGGTGACCCTGAAAAGCGTAGATATAAACCTGATGTTATAGCTCATCATAATAGTCATAATGAATGCTTTAAGTTTGTTATTAATAATGAGGCGGATGAAAAGGAACTATTTGAAAAATATATTGATAACGGTCTAGTTAATCCAGATAATGTATGGTTAATGCCTTGCGCTGGTAGTAGAGAAGAGCATACAGCTAAGTCAGCCATGGTAGCTGAGTTGTGTAAGAAACATAACTTTAAATTTAGCCCAAGATTGCAGTTAGTTATATGGGATATGGCCTTGAAGGTTTAAGTTAATGCGCTAAATATTTTTATATGAGCGAACTAATTTGTAATTTACCTAACGCGAAAGTTTATGTAAGGAAAGAATATTTACATGACGGTGAGGAAGGTCATGGTGAATTTGTAGAAGGTCATTGGGTTAGTGCTAAATCACTACCTGGTAGAGCATTCTATTTTGAAACGTACTTACCGGAGTATGGAGCTCTTTTTGATAAACTACCAATATCAGCATTTGTTTCCTCACCAGAAACGCCTGATCCAGATTTACCTTTACAAGATTTACAATTTTGGAATTGCATGGATTATGGTGTCGTTGCAATATATAAGCAGTTTATAGGTTCGATGGATTTTGAAGTTTTTACAAGAAGCCATCAGGTTGTTAAGGGTACGTATATGTTTACTCTAGACAATTATCACCCAGACCCAGACCGCGTTGACTATTCTACAGCGGAGGTACCAGATGAACATAAATCATTTAACTGTATAGAATTGGAAAATGGTCAATATGCGTTATACCCAAATAACAGAATGAGAGTTTATGATAATTCTTTAACTCCACAAAAACCTAAGATGCCAGATTTTAAAGTTAGTACAAAATATTATCAAGTAGAAAGCGGGTACGAATACCGGTTAGGGGATACGGATGAATACTTCTGGAAAACCAAAGAAGGTGTAACTAAATAATATTCTTATGATCATTAATATAATTATATTCGTCGCCGGATTCATCGTCGGTGCGCTCGTAGCGAGAAACAATCAAGATGAAGTTAATAAAGTAGTAGAAGAAGCAAAAGAGCTTGCAGCAAAGGCAGAAGCCGAACTAAAAGAACTTAAAGCTAAACAAAAGAAGCCAGTTCGTAAAACTAAGAAGCCTACAACTAAGAAGTAGGTTCTGTTTTATCTTTATTATCAAGGCTCTTTTTTAAGAGCCTTTTTTTATAGATACTTTAAAGCGATATAGTTGATCATCAGATGTAAAGTATTATCTGATATGATCAATAACCACGTCGATAGCCAAACCGGGACATCTTTATGGTAACCGTTAGTTTCGCAATCCTTCCACGAAGGCCAGTATTTGCAAGGAGCTATTTTAGTCTTTGCAAAAGCTACATATTTTGCTACTCCAAATCTATCGATTAAAAAGTGAGTAAAAAATATTGTAAACCAGGCAGCAAAAGAGGGTTGCAATAGTAGAAAGGGTAAACTGTATACTAATGCATGAGTTGCTGCAGCTCTATTGTTTTTAATTTTATGGAGAGCCATCCAATCGCTCTGTAACAAGTAGTCGCCTGTTAAATGTAATATTAATTGTTCCATGCTGAGTTACTATTTATGCTCTAATATTTACTTACCTAAAATCCGTAATCAACTATGTTCAAACATAAATATTTATATGAGCGGGTTTATAAGATTTTTAACTGAAGTTGGGTTTCCTATTGCAGGTGCCTTAGCATCGGGGGTATTTGTTTTTATTATTCTTAAATTTATACTCAACGGAGTTAAAGGCTCTGTGGCTGGTCTCGGTGGCATGATAAGTAGTCTACAAAATAGGGTAGATGTAATGACAAATGAAATTGTTAAGATTGATACTCTTATATCTCATGCATTTAACGTAGAGCCAAACTTAGATAGGATAGCAGCTTCCGAGGGTAAAGAAGATGCGAGGAAAGATTAATGAATGACCAAACAATAGATCACTTTTCAAAGCTCGTACAAGATTTTGGCTTCCCTATAATTGCAGCCATCGGACTGGGCTATTTTGTATATTATATCTGGCAATGGGTTACGAAGGATATATCGCCAACAATTGGCGAATCCAAGAAAACTTTAATTGGATTAATAGATAAAGTTAGAATGTTAGATAACGATATGATTCGTTTGAATATAAAGCTTAAGATGATTCTTCAAGAAAAAGAGAGAAGGCAAATACTCGAAGACGAGTATAAAAGAAAAGAAGACGCGCTGTTGAAAAAAATTAAAAAGTAGATAAGTAGTTTGTATGAAAAAAGTACTGCTCTTTGTTATTTTACCGATAACTTTACTCGGGAATGAGCTCAAATTTCAATTTAAGTCTCCGACATTTACCGGTATTGGATATTCAAGCCATATTTTGAATATAGAAAATATCTCCTTCACAAGAAAAACAAATATTACTGAAGAAGCTGAAGCGCTAGCTCTAAGATTATCATTATCAGAATCACGAAAACCTGAAAATGTCTTTATGACTAATTTACAGTCACGAATTTATTCTGAACTGACAAAACAAATTACAGAACAATTATTCTCCGAATCAGGAGCAACCGGTACATTTACATTAGAGGATAGTACTATAACCTGGTCGCAAGATTCAGATAATATCTCACTAGAAGTTTTTGATATTTTAACAGGCAGTACGACAACAATTTTAATACCGGTTGGTTCGCTATATATACCAACTCCATAATATGAAAGTTTTATTAGTTTTATCAGTTTTATTTGCTTCTGGCTGCGCTACTATGCCGGTTAGAAACGTGCCGCAAGTTGAGGATATACGAAGATATTCAATTGAAAACGGTAATTTTATTTGGCAAAACCATGAATATCCTAAATTAGTAAAGGGCCCTGTTTTTGTTGCGCCTTATTCTTTTGCAGATCATACAGGTCAGCGGAAGGAAGGAGACGCCTTTGCAAGCTTCTCTTCCGCAGTAACTCAAGGCGGGTACGCTTGGCTAGTTGAAGAGTTAATTAACGCTGGTAACGGTCAATGGTTTAGTGTATTAGAGAGAGAAAATATACAAAATGTATTGACTGAAAGAAATCTAATTAAAAGCACAAGACAAAGCTTCTCAGATGAAAAACTGCCAGATGTTAAGCCCATGCTTTATGCGGGTCTAATTATTGAAGGCGGGATTATATCGTTCGAAAGTAATTTCGTTACAGGAGGTGCAGGTCTATTTCATAAAGGTATAGGTATAGGGAAGCAATATAGAAAAGACGTTGTTACCGTATCCCTTCGCATGATTAATTCGCAGACTGGTCAAGTATTAATGTCAACGACGGTTTCTAAAACTATACTAAGTATAGGAGCACATTCAACATATTTTCATTATATCGACCTGGATACCGACCCTCAGTTAATCGAAGCAGAGTTTGGTGTATCAAATAACGAAAGAAGTTCAATAGCTGTTAGATGTGCAATTGCCGCTGCAATAGTAGATTTAATTAATCAAGGTCATGAAAAAGGATTATGGGAGTTAGACATAACTGATGATCACAAGGTTAGCAGTAATGTGAATCTGTTGGATAATGATAATTATCTTATAAAAGTAGATAAATAATTATATGAAACAAATAACACTACTTACACTCTTATTCGCTTCATTATTGCACGCTGATAATGAAATTTACATTGATCAGATCGGCAGTACTGGTAATTATACGTTAACACAAATTGGTGACGGTAATCAAATCGGTTCAAGTGATGATATTGCCTATATTAATGGTGATAATAATATTTTTGCAATTACTCAGCTAGGTAATTCAAATGCTATTATCTGGGATACAGCAGGAGACGAGACATTAGTAGATATTTATACTGAAGGCGATTACAACTTACTCGACGTATATATCAATGGTGATAAGAACGACTTAGATATTAATCTTCTAGGTGACAGTAACTCGCTTATGATTGAAGGTTATATCGATGGCAACGCAGCCTTAATTTCAAACCAAGACTTTGATCTTAATGTTTATGGAGCTGGTAACGCGTTTGATTTCAGCCTCAACGACACCACATTCTCGAAGGTTGATTATAATGTAATGGGTGGATTTAATACTGTAACATCAATTCAAGAAGGTAACCCAGGTGGTATCGGGCATATACAAATAGTTGATATTGCCGGTGGTAATAACTCAATAGATATACACCAATCAGGTCTTAATTCACAGGTATTTGAATTAACTCATATTGGTAGCGATGCAACATTTACAGTTATCCAATCAGATGGTTATTATAACACAGCAGATATTACAGCGCCTATTAACCCAATGGGTAATGGCGGTACAATTATTACTCCTTAATTTATTATTAGTTAATTTATGTTTCGGTTCAATTGGTAAGGTAAGTTACCAGTCACAGCCAGCGCAGATTACAAGAAGTAGTGAAAAGATATTAACTGAAAAAGGTACTTTAATAGAAATGAACGACGTTGTTGAGACACTCAATGGCGTCGTTCATTTAGTGTTTGATGACAATACTAAGGTAAAGATTAAAGAGTATAGTGAACTAGTTATAGATGATTTTGTTTATGAACCTAAAACTAAAAAGGGTAAGCTTAGTTTAAAAGCCTCTCTAGGTAATATTAGATATACATCTGGTTTAATAGCTAATAAGGAAAATATAAAAATTAATACCCCCACTGCTTCAGTTTCAGTTAGAGGTACCGATTTCAATGTAACAGTTGCAGAGTCAGGTAAAAGCTCTTTTACTCTTCTACCGTCGACTGATTTAACCGGTAATTCCTATACTGGGCAGATCGAGGTTAGTAATATATCCGGAAGCGTTCTCCTAACTATACCTTTTGAAAATACTGTTGTTGCGAGCATGGTATCGCCTCCCACCCCGCCAGTAGTTCTATCTCGAACAACTATAAGCAGGATAGAAAAGCAAGAGAAAAAGGATAAGCAGAATGAAGATGACGGTGAGGATGAGGGGAAAGATGAAGGCGAAGATAATGATGAGCCGGATGCAGAGCCTGAGCCAGAAGCAGATGGGCAGTCGGATATAGAAGAAAATATTAATGAAGAAGAGCTTGTAGAGAGAGAGGAAGAGATAATTAAGATCGACGAAATTATAGTAACTAGAGAAGATGCTGGTTCAATCTTCACCGAGATAGATAATAAAATATATTTTATAGCTGACGAAAATCAAAATAAAGTTAGCGTATCTTTCGATTCATCCGCGTCCGTAACTGTAAACTACGAAAATCAAGGCAATATTATATCAGGTAGCCATAACAGCGGTGGACAAGTAATTATAAATATTAATCAACAATGAAACTAAACAAATTTAAACCATTCCTATACTGTGCAGTAGCGGCAATCTTATTTTCTGCGCTAAGAATATACGACCCGTACCCTGTTGAAATTTTAAGACTAAAAGGTCTAGACTATTATCAAAAAACACAGAATATTAGACAGTCTGAGCTCTTTACAATAGTAGAGTTAGATGAGGCTAGCCTAGAGAAGCACGGTCAATGGCCATGGCACAGAGGAATACTTTCCCATTATATAGAAAAGGCTTATATGAATGGAGCTGCTCTCGTTGTAGTACCTATATTATTTGCAGAAGAAGACAGGCTAGGTGGAGACAATATATTTGCAGATACATTATACAACTACCCAGTAGTTACAGCTCAATCAGCAGCTATACAGGGTAAAGGTGAGCTCTTATCTCAAAAAATAACTGCTATAGGTTCAGTTGAGCTAACAGATTGGTTGTATGACTACCCAAATGGTATAGGGCCGATCGATAGCGTTGGTCTTAACGCACGAGGTATAGGTATGACCGTTACCGCTCCGGAGCTCGATGGTGTTGTACGTCGTATGCCTTTAATGATACAAGTTAAAGGAGAGGTATACCCGACATTACCGCTTGAGGTATTAAGAGTTCTAGTCGGAGATACATCCTATCAAGTAAAGACAGACCAAGCAGGGGTTGAAGCTATTAGATTAAAAAACGTAGGTACATTCGAAACAGATGAAAATGCGAGGGTTTGGATAAACTACGATACAGAGTTTGATAAAATATCGGTCGTTGACGAAGATTGGTCAAAGGTTCGAGATAGAATAACAGTTATAGCGCTAACAGCCGAAGGTCTATCTAATTCAGTAGCTACCCCAATTAAAGTTAGTAACGGTCATGAGCTTAACATGCAGGTTATCGAAACTCTTGCTAATGATAATATACTTAGTAGACCCGTTGAAGCAACTCTATATGAAATAGCCTTTACATTAGCACTGAGCTTAGTGTTGACGCTATGTGCTCTTAATTTTCTATGGGTTATTAACGCAATACTAATAAGTGCTGTAACTATTACTTTACCGATATACGGGTTTTGGTTATTTAGTAAGCATAATCTTTTAATAGATTTTACTTTTCCTGTTTATAGTTCCTTTATTATATTTACTATAGCAATATTTCTTAGATTTATACATGAATATAAGGGTAAGATGTTAATTAAGAAACAATTTGAGCATTATCTAGCTCCTGAAATAGTTAAGAAGCTACAAAAGAACCCTAATATGCTGAAACTTGGCGGTGATACGCAAGACTTAACTATATTGTTTTCTGATATAAGAGGGTTTACTACAATCAGTGAACAGTTTAAAGATAACCCCCAAGGTTTAACTTATCTTATTAACCGTTATCTAACTCCAATGACTCGTATAGTAATGGAATCAGGTGGCACTATAGACAAATATATCGGTGATGCATTAATGGCGTTTTGGAATGCACCTCTGCCCGAAGATCAATTATCTCACCGGGTAAGAGCGATCGAAGTTGCAATAAAAATGCAATTAGAACTTTCTAATCTCAATATACAGTTAATTGAAGAAGGTAAGAAACCATTAGCAATCGGTATCGGTATTAATACCGGTAGAGTTGTTGTCGGTAATATGGGTTCAGATCAAAGATTCGATTATACATGTTTAGGCGATGGAGTCAATTTAGCTGCAAGACTTGAAGGCCAAACAAAAGCATACGGTGTCGGTATCTTATTAGGCCAAGAAACTGTTAATCTTATACGTAATAAGTTTAAATTTATAGAATTAGATAAAATTGCCGTTAAAGGTAAGAAAGAAGGTATAACAGTTTATACGGTATTAAATGACCAATTCAATTATATACTACATGATACATTCTTAAAGCATTATAAGAATAGAGATTGGGTGAAAGCAGAAAATACTCTTAATAAATCAATAAAAGAAAATACAGAGTTAGAATATTATTATAATATGATGAAAGACCGGGTAGCTGATTTAAAGGGTAATGATCCAGGGGAAGATTGGGATAAAGTTTATAGAGCTATCAGTAAGTAATTACTTCTTTCTTACATTCTTTAATTCTAGATAAACGTCCTTAAAAATAAGGTATAATATACCTACACACATAACTGAGCCTAAAATTTGAAACAAACTATCAAATATATATTCTGCTATCATCTCTTACCTCCCGGGGTAAAGTAAAATCCAACTATCGCGCCCAGAGTGGCGATTGATACAAGAGAAATGTGTCCCGTTGTAATCGACGTGGTAATGTCTGCCCCAGAGGGGAATTTGATGAGCCCGAAGAGGATTGAGATTGCTTCTTTATTTTCTGGTGGGGTGAATGTGACGAGCTCGACTCCAGGGAAGAGGGTGCAGAGAATTGAAATGACTGCGAAGTTGCACATCCCGATAAGAGCAATGAGCCTGCGAGTACCGCGAGTAAAGGCAGACGTATCTGCGTTTGTTTCCCCGAAGACAGCTTTTTGGAATTCGATATCTGCTTTACCGAGCTGCATATCTCTAATAAGCTCTCTTCGTGCCGCCATATCTTTGGCGTCTGAAATACCTGAGAAAACGCCGCCGACGATTTTGAGCATAGAGCCCATACCTGTTGCGCCGAGTGTTGTAAGTAGCATTGTAATAAGTCCAAACATGTCATTTTATTTTTTTACGTATAAATATTTATACCAAGATGTCTATGTTACGAAAACTTTTTAAACAACGTCCATCTACAGATTCTGATATATCTGCAAAAACGATAGCTATGTATCAAAATAAAATTTTACTCCTCCAGAATCCCGACCGGTCAATGGAACTACCTGGTGGTCATATTAAAATAGGCGAACCATTGATGGTAGGCGCTGCTAGAGAATTTTATGAAGAAACCGGATTAACAGTTAATTTAGTAAGAACAATTAAACGGCAGCCTAAGCGAGTCATTTATTATGGTAAGTTAATTTCACGAAATGTTAAAATTAGTGATGAACATATTGGCTTTAAGTTCGTTAGTATAAATAATCTATATAAAACTAAGCTGAGTAAGAAAGCTTACAAAGACTTACTATTTTTAAAGACACCAAAAAAACGGAAAGAAGATGATGACATTCAAGACATTTCATGAAAATTATGCTGATGGCAAGCTAAAGGGGAAGAGTAAACCGGGTAGAGTTAAAAAATCTGGGGCTAGCTGTAAAGGTTCTGTTACTGAGCTTAGAAAAAAGGCAAAAAAATATGGCGGTGAAAAGGGTAAGATGTATCATTGGTGCGCAAATATGAAAGGCGGTAAAAAATGAATTATGATGAATTAGCAGATGTTATTTTAGAGAGCGTTGAGGGTATTAAGCCTATAAAGCTTCCTTACGCTTTAGATGCTTTAGAGCCTTATATCGATGCTGAAACAATGAATTTACATTTTAATAAACACTATAAAGGTTATGTTAAAAAATTAAATGCTGCTTTACCAGCTACCAATAAACAAGATTTATTATCTATTGTCAAAAAAGCTAAATCTAAAAAAGATGCTATTCGTAATAATGCTGGCGGAGCTTATAATCATCAGTTATTCTGGAATATGATGACTCCAGATAGAAAAGCAATATCTGGCGAAGTAAAAGACTTAATTGAAACACAATATAAGAGCGTTGAAGGCTTCAAAGCTAAATTTGTTGAAGAAGCTTTAGCTCATTTCGGTTCAGGTTGGTTGTGGTTAGTTAAGAAGGGTAATAAATTAGAATTAATACCTACCAACAACCAAGATAACCCTTTAATGGATTCAGACGTAACTATACTACTTGGTATAGATGTATGGGAGCATGCTTACTATAAAAAGTACGGGCCTAATAGGGAAAAGTATATTAAGCAATTTTTAAAGATTGTTAACTGGGATTATTGTAATCTTCAATTAACGCAATAACTTCACTCTTCATATAGTTTAATCTTATTGGGTACCACGTATCGTTAACTTTGTTCTTATAGAAGATAACTAACCCGCTGCACTTTTTACCGCTCATATTTTCATATAGCATTGCATATATAGATAACTGTAATGCGTATGTATTAAATTCGCAGACACCTAAATGATCTAGAGGGAATTTAAAAAACTCATTATAATCGCTGACGAATCTAAAGGCTTTATTAGTCTTAAAATCTCCTACATAGAAATGAGTTTTATTTTCATATAAAAGGTCAGCGGTCCCCGCGACATTAATATCCACATTATTAAGCTGCTCTTCGCACTTAAGCTTTGGAAATTTTTCAAATATATGCTCCCACTTTCTATATGAATCGTAGAGAGATCGAAACTGCTCATCAACCTTGCCCTCAGCTAAGAAGTCTTCCATAACCTTATGAATATCTGTACCGTAGTCACAAGCACGGTTTTTTTCTCTTTCCCATTCTTCGAGAATAAAATCAACTGACACCCCTTCCCTCTTAGCTACACGAGTAGCATTGCCCATCTTATCAAATACTGGCTTATACTTACCTATTAAGGTAGTTACCGATATGAGCTCCTTACCAGTTTCTGTATTGACGTACTTATGTTTTTTCTCGTCGAAATTAATCATATACCTTATTATAATATATACCCTTGAAAATTCAAGTCTTTAGTATAAAATAATATATATGAGAATTGCAATAAGCGGATCAGGTAACCAAGGTAAATCGACTCTAATAAAAGACTTTTTAGCAGAGTGGCCTCAGTTTGAGACTGAGAGTCAAACATATAGAGACAAAATTACATCTGAGGATCTTCCCCATAGTATGGAGACCACTAAAGATACACAATGGAAAATCCTTAATCATATGATCGACGAGGTGCAAACGTTTAAGACAGGTGATAATATTATTATGGATAGATGCCCGATTGATAATTTAGTTTATTCGTTATGGGCCTTTGAAAAGGGTATAGGAGATATTGATAAGGAGTTTATTGATAAGTGTATACCTCTTGTCTGTGAAAGTATGAGACATCTAGATATTATATTCTTTTTGCCGATTACTAAGGCTGCTCTTGTTAAAATCGTTGATGATAAAATGAGAGAGACAGATCCTATGTACATTAAGGAGATTGATAATATTTTTAAAATGATCGGCGCACAGCACCATGAAAATAACGGTAAGAATCCTTTCTTTCCAAAAGATGATGCTCCTGGTTGGATTGAGATTTTTGGTCAACCTCAAGTACGTATTGCTATGATTAAACAGTATCTTGATGTAGATGGTGATTTAATCGGCGGTACTGAAGAGAGTATGAATGAGCTTGTAAACCCGCACGACGGTCAATTTCTCAATAAGGATACACAAACTATGCAGGACCTTATTGACGAACAAAGACAGACGATGGATTTCGAAAAAGAACTAGCGCATCAAAAAGATCAGATTAAACAAATGCTCGGAGATAAAGATATTGACGAGCTAACCGAAGAGTATAATAAAACTAAGCGGTAGTTAATATTAACCGTTTAATAAAACTTTATATACAGTACCATCATCACTAGTGATGCTAACGTAATGGGTCGCAGCTAAATCAGCTGTTGAAGAAGGTGCTGCATAGACAGCATTTACCCTGGTTGTTAATGTATTGATAGTATTTGCAAATGTAGTATTTTCTAAACCTATTACAAAATCTTTAAAGTCTAATTTATTAGTAGCGTTATCAGTTTGTACAATAAGAGAGTTACCAGTCTCTATACTACTAATAGTTGGAAGTTGTTTAATACTTATTTCTGTGCTAGCCATATTAATTATTTAATATAGTACGTTAAAGATAAGAATACATATTGATTTTTAACCAGTTATATTATACAATATATATATGATACAAGGTAAAATAGGTATAGGTATAATAACCTATAAGCGCCCACACTTTTTTAAGCCGTGTTATGAAAGTATTCCATGGGATAAAGTTGACGCAGCTGTAGTAGTAAATGACGGACCAGCATATGATTTCGATAAAGAAGAAATTAAACTGAACGATAAAACTGAATGGATTCAGCATGAAAAAAATATGAAGCTGTCGAAGACAAAAAACGATGCTATCGACTATTTGTTTAAGCAACAATGCGAACATATTTTTATTATTGAGGATGATACTGTAATTCAGGATGTCGATGTTTTTAGCAAATATATCAATGCGAGTAATGCTAGCGGTATAAAGCATCTAAACTACGGACCAGGCAGCCCATTTAATAGAGAACAAGACACGTCCGTTCAATATGACTTACATAACAGGCATCTATGTAAACAAGATTCAAAGCCCTCACCTCGCTTAGTTATTGAATATAAGAACAATGTAAAGATAGCCTTGTATCAACATACTGTAGCAGCATTTGTATATTACCACCACGACTGTATTCGCGACGTAGGGTTATTTGACGAAGATTTTAATCAAAATGCATGGGAGCACGTCGAACATACATACAGGATTATAAAAGCAGGTTTACATCCCCCGTTTTGGTGGTTTGCTGATGTAGCAGATAGTGAGCATTTAATACGTTCTCAAAAAGGAGCTATAGATGAGAGTAGTATAGCTACAGAAAAAGACGTACCTTGGGAAGATCAAGAATGGAACCATAAAGTCCAAGCTGCTGGTGAAATGTATAGACGTAAGCACGGGCATCTACCAAACCAACCGCCGCTATATACTAAAGAAGAGGTCATTAATATTCTTAAAGAGCTAAAGACATGATCCACCTTGCGTTTAATTCTTTTGTTCCAGATTTAAATCAACAGATTGCACTTGATAGCTGGAAATATTTACAGGATGCAGAGTTGATTAAAGATATATATGATGTTCAGTTTGCTGATGACCCTAAAATAAACCACCATGATATAAACACTATACATTCATTAGAGCGCAGCAGTTTAGATTTATGCAATAGTGGTAAGAAGAAACTGCCGATTGTATGTGATATAATACAGTCAGTTGTAGAAAGATGTAATGCAGATGATTATATTATTTTTACTAATAATGATATTATAATAAACAAAAATTTAATAAAATATGTTAATAAAAATAATCCGGATGCAGTTGTTTGTAGTAGAATGAATATACAACCTATTAATTCATTTAATGATATTTTAAATAAAAATGTTGTACCTGATAAAATCGAAATATGGGGCTACGATACGTTCGTCTTTCGCGCCGGTTGGTGGTCAGAATACAGTAAATATTTTAATGACTATCTCTTAGGCATGCCAGTATGGGATAACATTTTTGCATGTATTATCAAGTTGTTTGGAGGTAATTATGATATTGGCAATACAGCTCCGCCATTTTGTTTTCATGTAACTCATGCACCTACATGGCAGATGGATAATGATAATCCAGAACGCGCTTACAACCACTCGTTACTCGATTCCAACAAACTAGATCGGTTGTTTATGGGGATTATCGACAATTGGCATTTAAATTACATTAATAGACGCCAACCAGCTGGTAAATTTTTTAATACGATACCGCAGGAAAAGGAGCTAGAATACGGTATTTTTAATATACTGCATTAACATGAGTTTAGGAAAAAATATAATATCGTTTAGCCTATGGGGCACAGATAGTAGATATGTCGATGGCGCTTTAGAGAATGTTAATTTAGCTAAAGAGATATATCCTGATTGGTCTGTTAGAATTTACGTTGACAACTCAGTAGATAAAGAAGAACTCAAAAAGGTATATGATGCAGGAGCAGATATAAGATTAGTTAAAGATTCTAAAGGACCTTTTCATGGAGCCTACTGGAGATTTTTAGTTAATGATGACCCCACTGTAGGTAGATATATAATTAGAGATATTGACTCGCGTTTAAACTTTAGAGAGCAAGCCGCAGTTAATGAGTGGGTTAAATCAGATAAATCATATCATGTAATGAGAGATCATCCTAATCACAGATATGCCATACAAGCAGGTATGTGGGGAGGAAAGGCGAACGAGTTTAAAATATGGCCATTAGTTGAGCAATGGGGTAAATATGATTACTATTCATGTGATGAACATTTTTTACAGCAGATTATATACCCTAAAATTAAAGATAATATAATTGTACATGATCCATTTATAGAAAAAAAGCCTTTTCCAAAACATAAACCTATATACAATAAGGGTACGTTTGTTGGGCAAACTTTTAAAAACGGTAAACCACAAAACGATTAATGAAAATATTATTAATACAAGAGAACGGTCATCATGACGGTAACAGACTTTACCGGGAATGCTTTTCATGGCAAAGAGCTCTGCAAACATATACTAATATTACTACAACAGTCTGGGGTCTAGGACATGCTAATTATAGCGAGAAGCTAGACTTTAATGCATTTGATGTAATAGTATGCCTCGAACAATATGATAGGATAAATTGGGTACCGCATGAGGAAATAGGCAGAACAAAAGCAAAAAAATTATTATGGGCTGTTGATTCTCATAGTAAGGGAATAGAATCATTCCGACAGGTTAAAACATTAGGTAAATATGATCATATCTTATGCTCTATATTACACCATGTTGGTGTAGGTGATATATACTTCCCTAATGCTTATGATGATTTATTGATACGACCAGGTCGTGTAGATAAGAGATCATTCTTAGGATTTTGCGGTACCGGTGGTGGCCCGCAACGAGAAGAATTAATTAATAATCTCTCTAATAAGTTTACGGGTGATTTTATTTTTGACGATTTTATTATAGGCGATGAGATGGTAGATGCTATTAATTCATATGAAATGCATTTTAACTTTAACGTAATGGATGATATTAATTATAGAAATTTTGAAACTATAGGGTGTAAAATTCCGCTTATTACAAATAATAATTATCAATATAAAGATTTAGGTTTTAAGGATGAAGTTAATTGTATATTTTATAATAGCAAAGATCAATTACTCGAAAAGGTTGAGCATTATATGAACAACAAACCACTTCTAGATAAAATCGCTAATAACGGCTACACGCTGAGTAAAAATCACACCTACAGAAACCGTATAAAACACTTACTTAAAAAAGTGTTATAATAAGAGTTGAATAATAGGTGAACTATCATATAATAGGTGTATGATAGTTAAAGATATTAAGGTTTACGATGGCCCGTTAATTCATAAGAGATTTGCTTATGATTATTTTAGAAACAAGACATTACCTATAGGTAATATTATTGCATTTAGATGTCCGATGGATGTAAATGTTAGTGGTATGATCGACCAAGAAGACGTTCTTCAAGGTGATTATATTGCTAGTGATGATGCAATTAACTTTTGCTGGGAAATTCCTAACCTAGATAAGCTAGGTGCTGTTGCGTTTCAGCGATTACTCAACACTCAAATTGCTAACGTTCTTTCTTCTAAATATATTAAGAAGCCTATTGAAGTAGATGGTGATGATTTAATGGTACATGATGAATTTGAAGGCAGTGACGGCACGCTTCAAAAGGTAGGTAAGTGTAGTGTAAGTATTACATACTCAAAAGATAATGTAGCTATTGGTCATACCGGTCTTAACGTTAATGCGGGCAGGGTAGCTCCTAACTTTGCTTATAGTACTAAGCTTAGCGATGAAGATGCTGAGCAGTTTATGAAAGATATTATTGATTTATTTTATGCGATGGTAGATGATATGTTTATCGCAACTACTAAGATTAATCTGTAATAAAGTGTAAAAACTTTGGATGAATATATTTCAATATATAAACAGCCTTCTATTTAGTAAAAAGAAAATAGATATTAATAGTGATGATGAGTCGCAGTTTAATCTTTTTATGCTTAATAGATGGTCTAGTATGTATTCAAAAGAGCTTAATGAATATATAAATGAGACATCAAATAAGTATTGGAATTTATCAGACCAAAAGCTAGAGCAATATAATTACCTCTATTCGTTAATACCAAAATTAAAATACAAACGTATAACTTATCTTAAGAAGATTAAAAAGGAGAAGAAGGTTAAAGAGGATATACCTATTATTCCAGAATTTTATAGTGAACGAGAATATAAACAACTTGTTGAATTAGAGAAATATGCTTGTAAATAGTTTATATGCCAGAAGCAAGCGTTGATATTTTAAAGACAAAGAGAAGTTTAATTGACCTCGATGGCCATAGCGATGGTGATTTTGGCCTCGGGGACGAATATAGTTTATCGTTTGTGTTTGACGATATTTTATTAGTCGAATTTATTGACGAAGACTCTGACGGTGCTGGGGATTTAATTCAAAGAGGTGGTATTTTTGTACCTACTAATACACTGAGTAAAGCATGGAGAAAGGCTAAAGTTATATTAGCCGGTCCTGAAGTTAAATATGCGAAAAAAGGCGATATTGTAATGTTCCCTAACGATAAAGGAGCGCCAGTAGCGAATATGGAAATTGATGGCGTCGGTAAGATCGGGAAGGGTATGTTTCTAAACGAACAAAGATTGTTCGGTATATGTAAGCCTAAGAAAGTAAAGAAAGCTAAAAAGTAAATGCCTAAGATCGGTCTATCAGGCTTGAAACAAACTCTTCAAGCCAATGTATGTGAAATAAGATTTGCTAAGCGAAGAGAAGCATCTTTTAGAAATATGCTATGTACATTAGATCTAGATATACTAAATTCCGTTAACGGCAGAACAACTTTAAATTATAAGCCGCCGTCAGGTCCTCCGAAATACAACCCAGAATCTAAAAACCTATTGTTAGCTTGGGATATTTTTATGCAAGACTGGAGAATGATTAGCATGGATAATTGTGATCTTATAAAAACTATCCCCCGTGATCAGTTTTGGGAATACTTTAACAATACTATCTACGGTATGACCGTTGATGAGAAAAATCAATTTATGGGAAGATGAATCGAGTAGAAAAAATAGAAAACGAGATTAATAATTTTCTGCTAAGAAATATAATTTTTTTTATAGAAGGCGGTAAAACTGTCAAAAAAGGTAAATTAATATTGTTTAGATTTAAAGAATTTCACTTTAATTTTACATTAAAAAATGAAAAAGATGAGCATAAAATTTACGAAATACCTTACCCGTACGCGTACGAACCTGGTCATGGCCATTTAAAGTTTTCATATAATTTAGACGATTTTACTTTAAAGGATAGTAGTTTGTATTATACAGCTAAAGCTATGAACATATCTACAGCGAGTAAATTACATGGAGCGAAGCTTGTTTTATCTGCTGTATAATATATAATAGAGGTATATGTCGAATACCTTTCTTTCAAACTTCCCTACCGGTTATGAGCCTAGTAAGCAGCAAACAAAGCTATTAAAGCAGATAGAAGCAGCATTTGAGGATAGTAAGTTTGTAATATGCTGCGCACCTACAGGCAGTGGTAAGAGCTTTATATCAAAAACCCTTTCAAATGTCTCAAAAGATTGTACTAGCAGCTTTAGAGGGATGGTCGAAAATTACGACGCATTTAAAATGGATCAATCCGGGGGATTTGTATACGAGCAAGAGTGCAGCGATGAAGCACCGGCCGGGGCTTTTGCTTTAACAATAACAAAAACCCTTCAAGATCAATATAAAGATTTATTTGATGATACGAAGCTAGTAAAGGGTAAGAGTAACTATCGAAGTACTATAGATTCTAGTATAGATGTAGAGCTTGAATCTATAATTATACCTAGGAAGGTTTTAGAAGATCACAGACATAATAATTTATGCCCTTACCATAATGATAGGAACGAAGCGTTAGTTAGTAGGTTCTCTGCCCTTAATTATAAGATGTTTTTATCGTTACCGGGGCATATAAAGCATAAAAACTATATTATCTGCGATGAGGCATCCGAACTTGAAGATGAAATAATTCGTCAATTTTCAATTCTTATTGATATAAAGAAATTGAGAAAGTTTAACGTTAAAATATTCCCTCTAAACTCTACAAAACCTGAAACGGTAAGGAAGTGGGTTGATGAAATACTTTCTACAATATCTGAACATATTGGTGATATACATGATAAGTCACGTGCAGGGTTAACGCAGAGTGAAACTACTAAGTTAAGATATTTAAAAAATACACATCGAACGCTATCTCTAATATCCGAAACTTGGGCTAAGTGCGAATATATTGTACAGGTTGAAGATAAATTCAATATTAAAGTTACCCCGCTTAAAGTAGATATGCTAACAAAATACATATTTAAATATGCTGAGAAAGTTTTACTTATGTCCGCTACTATTATTGACCATAAAAACCTGGCTAAGAATTTAGGTATAAAGGATTATAAATATGTAGAGTCAGGTAGTACATTTGACCCTGCTAAAGCTCCGATATATATATCAAAAACTAATAAATTAAATCACGCTAATTTACAAAAAGCGTTACCGCTAGTAGCTGATCAAATAGATGCTATATGTAAGAAGCATAAAGATGAAAAGGGTATAATACATACCCATACTAACTTTATAACTAGTTATATTAAAAATAATATTGAGAGTAATCGCTTTCTATTTAGAGATGAGTTATCGACGAATGAGGATATACTTGAAGCTCATGAAAATACTAAAGAGCCTACTATTTTAGTTAGCCCCTCTTTAGGCCTCGGTATAGATCTTAAAGGTGATTTAGCTAGGTTTCAAATAATTGTTAAAGCAGCTTATTTACCGTTAGGCGATAATAGAATTAAAAAGATGTTTGAGCAGGATAAACAGTGGTATCAGAATAAAATGCTATCTAATTTTATCCAACAATGCGGCCGCGGTATCAGAAGTAAAGACGATCACTGTATTACGTATGTATTAGATGCTACTATATTTAACGCTGTTATACGTAGTAAGAGTATGCTACCCAAGTACTTTCTCGATAGATTTGTATAAATATTATAATGCAAAGCTTTGAAGAATACTACAAACAACAAATGATAGAAGAAGGTAAATTTCGTAACGCATTAGCAGCAGGAGCTCTAGCTGCTGGTCTAGCAGCAAGTTCTGCATCTGCATCAATCTTCAACAATAACCCTGGTAATATACGAACATCACCTACAAATTGGAACGGTGAGGTAACTGAGCCTGGTGAAGAATTTGAGAGATTTAGCGATATGCATATGGGAGTTAGAGCTTCAGCTAGGATTTTAAGAACATACGGTAAAAAATATGGTATAGATACTATTAACAAAATTATTGATAGATATGCCCCTCCAGAAGATAATAATCCAAATAATGCTAACTACGCAAGACACGTTTCAAACGGATCTGGATTTGATGTTGACGAAAAAATTGATCTAAACGATCCAGAGGTTTTAATGAAATTAATGAGACCGATTTTTCAATTTGAAAATGGTCAAAAAGAAGCTGCTAAGATTTCTGACGCTGATATTCAAAAAGGCGTTAAGATGGCCTTTTAGTCTTCTTCTTACGCTTAGGTAAAGCAAATTTTAAAACTTTAATTTTACCACTTGATTGCCCCTTGAATCCCGATATAGCCTTTGTATCATGCGGCTCGTTTAATATAGGGCTAGCCGACCCATACTTGCCGGAAGTTCTTTTAACTCGTTTTTTGGTATCGGTAGGCGCTCTAAAGTCTTCTAGTATATTTTTAACTAAGCCGTTGAAATCCATATAAATATTTATTATAATCATGTTGATGCCGAGCACAAAAAAAATTAAATGTATTATAACGGGTAAGCAGACAGTCTATTCTGGCGACTTCTTACAGAAAAAAATACAAGAATATGGGTCCGAAGAAAAACTTAATAAGCTTTATATATGCCGCGAGGTAAAAAGCTTCTTCAAAAAGGGATATGGTGTTCAAGACATAAGAAAAATTTTAAATGTTGATGATAATCTACCCCTGCCAGATGAAACGACCTTAAAAGAAATTGAAGATACGTTTCGTAAGGAGAGTATTTTAAAAGAACACCCAACATTTAACGAAGCATTAACGTCGTTTACTTATAATAAATCAGATCCCGACGTTGAAAAGTTCATAAAAGACTATATAATTATATCATGAGTTTAACAGCAAGAATTAAAAATAACGCAGTCGAGATATTCGATGTACAAACTGGCGGCATACAACGGACACATATATTACCGCCGGGGAGTTATTCGGGTATAGTAGTGGTTGGCGATAATGTTTCTGTTACTATTAAGACGCAGTATGGTAGTGATAAAATTAGAACTATTAATATGAAAACTGGTAGTATTGTAAGTGAGCTAAACATGTAATGATAGATATATCTTTAGTAGAACAACCAGTTGATACGAGCTCGTTTACTATGTTCAACGACGCGCGCCCATGCCTGTTCTTAGGGTTTGCTGTTAAGAATGAGTATGATAATCAGCGCTTACGTATTTCCGAAGAGTATAAACCAAAAAAGCAGCTGTTTGCCTTTAAACGCGAAGCAGACGGTAAAGTATTATATGATATGTTACCATTATATGGTTTATTTTTAGACCTAAATGAGCCGGGCAAAAATATTGCACGCACATTGGTTGCTCAGGATAAACAACAAATGCACTTAAACTTATATGAAGACATTTTAAATGAATATAATTTTTCTTGTACAGATTCTTATTCATATCTAAACAAAGGTATATATCCGTTTGATTTTGAGCATTTTACAAAATTAACTAACGATAAAATAGCTAAAGACAAAAAAATATTACAGCATATGTTAGCTATTGATGAAAATAAATTTGATTTTCAAAAATTTGGTGCTTTTAAGCTATTAATACTCGGATAAAATTGTAAATAAATTAGTATGAATATTAAGAAGAGAACCGGTGAATCTGTCCCTTATGATGTGGATAAAATACATAGAGTGGTAAATTGGGCAGTCAATGATATTAAAGGAGTGACAGCTTCGGATATTGAGATAAATGCAAATTTGCAAAAAAAAGAGGGTATGTCTACGGGCGAGATACATAACGTTCTAATTGATTCTGCGGTAAATTTAATAAGCTTAAATAACCCTAACTATCAATATGTTGCTTCACGCTTATTATCATACCAGTTACGTAAAGATGTATGGGGCGGTAAGAACCCGCCAAAGCTATTAGATTTTATTAATAAGAATGTACATGAGTGCGATGTATACGATGAAGATATTCTAATGCTATATAACAGTAGTGAGATTAATAAGTTAGATGAATATATAGACCATGAGCGGGATAATCTTTTTACATATGCTGGTATGCGTCAACTATGCGATAAGTACCTAATTCAAGATAGATCTGAAACTAAGATTTACGAAACCCCTCAGTTTGCGTATATGATTATAGCTATGGTATGCTTTGGTCAGTATGAAGGGGCTCAGCGTATCTCGTACGTTAAGAAAGCTTATGATTATTTTTCAAAGTTTAAGATTAATCTACCAACACCTTTAATGGCTGGGGTACGAAGTAAAATTAGACAATATGCTTCGTGTTGCTTAATTGATATAGACGATACCCTACCTTCTATCTTTTCGTCGTCTACGGCTGCCGGTTACGCGACTGGTTCGCGTTACGGTATCGGATTAAATATAGGCCGTATACGCCCAATTAACTCACCTATAAGAAAGGGTGAAGTAATGCATACCGGTGTTATACCGTTTCTCAAGTTAATGGAATCTACGGTTAAGTCGTGTCATCAGAATGGTATTCGTGGTGGGTCTGCTACCGTTAACTTTCCTTTCTGGCATTATGAAGCAGAAGATATGCTAGTGTTAAAAAATAATTCTGGTACCGATGATAATCGAGTTCGTAAGCTAGATTATTGTATTCAGTTCAGTGAGTTATTTTATAAGAGATTTTTAAAGAACGAAGATATAACTCTTTTTTCTCCTCATGAAGCTAAGGAATTATATGATGCTTTCGGTCATGAAAATTTCGATGAGTTGTATGAGCAGTACGAGCGTAAAACTAGCCTGAGGTTTAAAAAGACAATATCTGCAAGAAAGTTAATGTCGCTATTCGTTAAAGAAAGGGTTGAGACTGGTAGAATATACTTCATGAACATCGACCACTGCAATCAAAGATCTGCCTGGGATGTAGATGTTAAAATGACTAATTTATGTGTCGAAGTATTACACCCAACTAAACCATTGCAGCATACAGATGATAAAGATGCCGAGATAGGTATATGCATATTATCAGCTGTTAATGTTCTAGAGATTCAATCAGATGCAGAAATGGAAAAGGTATGTGATATTGTTGTTCGTATTTTAGATCAGCTAATCGATTATCAAGACTACTTCCTACCTGCTGCAGAAAACTTTACTAAGAATAGAAGATCTTTAGGTATTGGTATTACAAACTTTGCAGCATATCTTGCAAAAGCTGGGGTTAAGTATACTGATGATGAAGCTCCTAATGTGGCTGATGAGTTAATGGAAAAGGTACAATATTTTCTTCTAAGCTCATCCTGTTCTATAGCAGAAGAAAAAGGTGCGTGTCCTAAATTTAGCGATACGAAATATAGTAAAGGTTGGTTACCTATTGATAATTACAAAAAAGAAATTGATGAATTTGTAACCAGAACAAATTCTATGGACTGGGAAGGCCTACGAGCAAGAATAAAAGAGTTTGGCCTGAGGCACAGTACTGTATCAGCTATAATGCCGTGCGAGAGCTCTTCGATAATTCAGTGCTCTACTAATGGCATAGAACCTATTAGATCTTATATTACCTATAAGAAATCTAAAGCTCGTACGTTGCCGGTTATTGTACCGAACTACTCTTCATATAAGAGCAAATATACGTTAGCATACGAAATGGAGGATAATGAGGGGTTGATTAAAATTGTAGCAGCTTTACAAAAATGGGTCGATATGAGTATATCAGCAAACGTTTATTATAATTATGACCATTATGAAAATGGTGCTTTACCAGATTCGAAGGTTATTAAAGAGTTGTTATTATCATATAAACTAGGTTGGCGTACGGGATATTACCTCAATACTGATGATGGTGATAAGCAAAGTATGGCAGATGGAGAAAATAGTGAAAATGTCGAAGAAGGTTGTGAATCTGGTGCTTGTGCTCTTTAAATATATTAACAATGGCTGATAAAGAAGATAAATGGGCAGAAAATGTCGAAGGTAAGTTTTACGTAGATGAAGGATGTATTGATTGTGACCTATGTAGAGAGACTGCTCCGGATAATTTTACTAGTGAGATCCATGGAGGATATTCTTATGTTTATAAA